TACCTATAGTGTAGTTAAAATATAAATTTAAGTATCTTTGGACTTGAGGAAGAAGAGTGCTTTGAGCTATTTCCATATCAGCGATAATTTGAGCTTCATAAATTGTTGTTCCAGATTTGTCAGAATTAAGAATTACTCCACCAATATGTTTAAAAATATTTGAAATAGAATTTGAAATCATATCTGTGTCATCTGTATTATTTAGGTCTTTAAATTCAATTGGTTCAATTGGGACAGGAGATAAGCAAGCATTCACACACTCTGGTAAAGCTGCTACAAATTTATTGTAATATTTAAGCGCAGTGTCTGGATCGACCTCAAAATCATCAGGTTCATCACTGCCTGAAATTGGCTTTAATCTTGCTACAAGAAGTTTATAGGCACTAAGTTCATCCTTTGCTGTCTTCAAAGCTTGAAGGTCAATATTGGAAATTATTGCCTCAAATAGCGATGAAAAACTCGGATAATCCATAGTCGGATCATCACTATTTACCTTAAAACAAACTTGTCTTTCAGGTTCAAGTTCCTGCCATCTTAATGTAGAATCTTTCTGATATGCTTCATATTTAGACTTAAATTCAGAATCCCAATATTCAAGATATGCTTCATGTGATCTGAAATAAGAAAAGTCAAATGCAAATCTGAATACACCTGCTTCAACAGATGATACTCTACAATAATCTCCATCAAGAATCTGATAGAAACAAGTTCCACCTTCCTGATCAGAATCATCATAAACATATGCGTACACAGAGTCTTCACGCCAAGCTACAAGAAGTAGTTTTACAAGTTCACTGGCAAAATCCATACGTTGCCAACGAATCATAGTCTCATACCAAGTATTAGTACGTTCCTCTGGAGTCATTTCCTGCGTAGGATCATCCAATGGGATAATATTGAACGCATCTCCACAAATCATAGTCGCATAGTGTAAACAGATACGTCTGTACTCATAGCAAAGTCTGTACAGATACCGGCTTAAATTTCTTAACTGAGACTCGTATGATTTTGGTGATTTCATATAAGTACGAAGTGTTTCCCTGGAATAGGTCTGGAAAGTACGCGATTCAGTTTTAGACAAATCGGTAAGCTGCAAGGCATCTATCATTGCTTTTGTGGTTTTTGCCATTTCAAGCACACGCTCATGCTTTGTAAGTGTTGTTGACATTTCAGCTACAGTTTTCTTCCCTTTTGGTGTATCAATAGTTGGAACAGTGGCTGATTTGTTTAACAGTAATTTATCAACTTTATCTAGTTTCTTTGTTTGATTTCTAGTTGTGGTTGATTTTGTATTGACTGTTTTAGTTGTTTTAGGAGCTACCTTTGACTTCGAAGTGGAAGTTGAGGCAGCTGTATTAACGGTTTTATTTGAAATAGGTGTACCGTCCTGCACCTTTGGCTTATTTTTACTACCTTTGGGTCTACCCATTGGTACACCTGCCTTTCTATTTTTTGATTTGGATTTGGATTGGTTGGAATTTATTTTAAGAAGTAAGAAGTGGGAGAGTAGTTGGTGTTGGTTGATGGATAGTGTTAGATTTATTAATCGAAATAAGAATGACGCTTCGCTGTACGTATTGGTAGGATGTCAGCGAGGTTTTTCATATTTGTATTCTTTGGCTTAAGTTTAAGTGCGAGTTCCTGAACAACATAATAATTATACTCAAGTGAAGAATAACGGTCCTTCCGCATTCCTGATTTTTCTTTAACTTTAATAAGTCCATTATTTACTTCATGATCAAGATTAATAAGTTCTTCAATAAGGAATGTTGTTTGATAATATGGAAGACGAAGCTTTATTTTTTGTGTATCAGACAACTTATTAAAACCTTTTATAAGCTTTTGTAATTTTTCATCAATCTCAGTTTCAGAATTTAAAAGATTAATATTTCCATTCTGAAAACCACTACGAAGAGCAAGACACATATCATTATTTGATTTTGCACTTGCTTTTATTGCATAAATAACCTTTGGAGCATTACGAACTTTGCACCTGTCTGCTAAATCATCATTATTACAACAATTTAAGGCACCATATGTCATATTATAAACAGGATCATATCTATCCTGCATTAAATAATCCAATACACCTTGTCCAACACCATTTGCGTCAATCGCAATATAATCACAATCATATTGATAAAAATAGCGCATAGTCATAAGACCAAGCTCTTCAGTCATTAATCCTTCTTGTGTTTCTATATACTTTATATTACTAATGTAATCGTTTGAGGATGTAGGAAGGGCACTGTTAATAATAAAAGCAGAAGCATCATTATCGTGTTTTTTTGATGCAAGAAGTGCAATATCAAGACTTAATATACGTTTTTCTCCAGCTTGTTTTTGTGGAATCCTTACATTACTATTTCTATAAAAATCTAAATCATGGAAACTATCTTGTAAAATTCTACGTGTATTTAATACATTAAAATTGAAAAGCGATTCGTCACCACTTCCATAAAAAATACCTTCTCGTTCCATTTTAAATGAAATATCAGAAAAAGTAGCTTCAGACATTTCATTTTCTATCGATTGACGCATAAGAAGATGCTCTGCAATTGAAAGTGTATATGGTAAATCACAAATGAAATATTTCATCTTTGGATCAAGCATATTTGCCACATAAGCTTTTACAATTTCATACATCTCAGATTGTTTATACCAGGCAGAAGACATCATAAGGATTTTATTCATTTCCTCATAACCTTTGCCCTTATATTCCGGCTTGTTTATATACGGAGGAGTACGTGGAGCTGAAAGCATTGGCTTTAATACGGTATCTATTATTTTTTGCTGAACCATACGACTTTCATCAATGATTAATATCTGACAATGGGCACCTCTTGATGACTCAGCAGCAACTTTTACCTGTATCCAACCACCAGATTTAAAATATACCGAACAATCATTTTGTCCTATACTGTATTTAGCTATTTCACTTCGTAATAACGGAGATTTTCTCATAAAATCATCCGTTATCTTCATTATTGTTTCTTTTCCCTGTTTAAAAGTATAACTACTTACCACAATAGTTGTACCAGGGTACAAAAGACACCTTACAACGCAAAATAATGATACCAAGTAAGTTTTGCCCTGGCCCCTCGAAGCAATATAATAAAAGGCATCATTATGCATCATGCAGAAGAGTAGTATTTTTTGAAATAATTTTAATTCTATTCCAAGATAATCCTTCACAAACCTATGTGGATTAGCTCTATAATACGAAGCTCTTTCTGCAACAATATTCATTATTTTGTCAGTTTTATTTTTTTTTATTTGGGAATCAGATAGATTTTGTTTTAATCGTTTTGCCATTACTTTTGACTTTCATCACCAAAAATTTGGCTATAAATACTTTCAGATTTTTCATCAAGATCTTGTTCTTCTGGTTTAGTTACGGCATATTGACTAACATAATCTTCATACTCTTTAGAATAACCGCCTTCTAAGCCAAGAGCATGAGATAGTGCACCTTTAAACCATACGCGAATATATTTTCCTATACCATCACAATCCTTAAATTCTGGATCTGGTTCAGGTATTGGTTTTTCCTGTTCCCATTTTTCAATCAACTGACTAAAAGTTAAAGCGTCTGTAGCAGCATTTCCAACATTTTGTCTTGGTTGTAAATTTGCTGCATCCATTAATTTATTTAAAGATTCATCAAGTTTTGTTGTGTCTTTACTTGATTTCTGTGCTTTCCAAATATCCAACAATTTAAAACAAATTCTAACAATATATGTTTGTTGAGATTTAGAATCCACCTGTGTTCTTTCACACCAATCATCATATTGGTCTTGAAGATACAAATAATCTTCATTTGAAAGTCCTGAACCAAATAGTTTTACAATTTCTTTTCGTGGCTTTCTTTTATAAGCAGGAATATCATCACTAGAATCATTAAATTTACTTTGCGCAAACGTCATTGATTTATATTGAGGAAGAGATTGTACTATTACAATAAGTTGCTGTGCAGCTGTGCCCCTAAGTTTTTCTTTAACTCCCTCTTTTACTTTAACTAACTGTGCTTCATAATCGTCTTCGTTAAAATACCAGTTAAGCCTTCTAAATGTATCAATTGTTTTTGCCTTATTATCTATTCTATTACCATTTTTATCACGATCAGTACACATATTAATAATACATTCTCTACATGCAAAATGTTCAATTCCATCAACAGTTTCATTAGAAGAATAAAAATTATCTGCCTTTATTGATTTAAATTTTCCACAATGAGGACAATATATAAAATCCAAATT